GGCTAACAATAAAGGCTACATCAGACAGGCAAAGGCCCGCACGATGTCATATGGCTTTCTTTCCAAGGTGGTGCTGACGGGGCAGGGCGGGACGGAGGGGGACGATTACCAGCAGGAATGGTTGCAAACCACACAAGAGGAATACCATTGGAAATGCCCCCATTGCTCCCATGTCCAGCCTTGGAGCTGGGACACCATCAAGCTGCCGGAAGGCGGGCTGACCGCCGATGGTGTCAATGAGGGTCTGATTGCCCGTGAAACCAAGATGGCCTGTGCCGGGTGCGGTCACCTCTTTGATGACTCTGACCAGGTGCGGCATGACCTTAACCAAACCAGCCTTGCCCTGCCGGGGCATGGGTATGTGCGGATGAATCACAATGCCCGTGATGCGTTCCGTGGCTTCCATTGGAATTGCCTTCCAGCCCGCCCGTGGGGTGAGGCTGCGATTGATTGGGCCAAGGCTAAATTGGCGCAGACCAATGGGGATGAAACCCCCATGCAGATTTTTATGACCAAGCAGCTGGCCCATTTCCATTCCTCCCAAATCATGGATTCCACGGATGAGGTGGCCCCTGGCTCATTCAAGCTGCGTGACCCGTGGGAGGATGAGGCTGGTTTTGACATCTCCACCCGCACCATCGTCCCTGTCTTTGCCGCTGGGGACACGGTGTGCCGCCTCCGATTTGCTGGCATTGACTGTCAGCGTGACGGCTTCTTCATTGCGGTGCGGGCCTATTCCGCAGACGGGCGCAGCCGCCTCATTGATTGGGGCTTCTTCCACACCATTGATGAGGTGGACGGGTTCCGCAAAAAGCATGAGGTGGTTGCCCCGTTCACCTTCATTGACAGCGGTGACCAACAGGATTTCGTCCACCGGGTGGCGGCAAAGATGGGGTGGCAATGCACACGGGGTCACCGCAAAAACGAATACCCTTGGCCCACCAAGATGCCGGATGGGACGCTGAAGGTCAAAGCCCGCCCCTACTCCAAGCCCCGTGAGATTGAACCCTTTAAAGGGATGGTCACAAAGGTGTATTATTTCGGCAACCTCCCTTTCAAGGATTTGCTTTGGCGGCTCCGGCGTTCCGGCGTTCACCAATTCCCCTTGGATGCAGGGGAGGAATACAGGAAGCAGATGGCTGCGGAGAGGCGCACCAAGACCGCTGCGGGCATCCCCATTTGGAAATGCCCCAAGGGGAGGGCCAACCACCTTTGGGATTGTGAAACCCTGCTGATGCTCCCCGCCCTGGTCTTTGGGCTGGCGGGTGAAAGCAAGATGACGGAAGGCAAGGTCACGGAGCCGGAGCCGGAGCCTCCCACCGCAGAGGATGACGGGGAGGCTGTGGATTGACACGGGCGGTAAATACAAATGGCAAAGGGGCTTTTCATCACATTCACGGAGGCACAGCTGCTCACCCTGCGTGACAACGCATTTGCCGCTTTGTCAGCCGGGTCACAGGTGGTGAGCTGGTCAGATAGCGGAACCAGCGTTGGCAAGACCATCACCCTCCCCACGGAGACGGTGCTTGATGAGGTGAACCACGCCCTGCGGGTTCGCTTCCCCCTCACCTACGGGGCCAAGCTGCGCCACCTTTCGGCTGACCTGTCGAACCTCGACCAGCCTTGAGCCTTATGCCCGGCATCCTGTCCAACCTACTCCCCCGCATCAAAGGCTTCTTTGGTGGTGGCTCCCAAAATTATGAGAGCGTGAGGATTAGCCCCGCCCGTGTGAGGGTTCAGCACACGGCCCCTGGTGACTTGACCCAGGAGCAGACCCCTGCCGACCAGCGGGAGCTGCTGCGGGTCATGCGGGCAATGGAGAAAAATAGCCCGTTCATTGCCGCCCTCATCAACGCACACCAAACCTATGCCGTTGGGGACGGGTTCCGCTATCAGCCCCTTACCAAAAACCCGGCGTGGAATTCAGCCGCCAAGGAACAGGTTGAGATTTTCCACGCCCGCCCGGAAATCACGGGCCGCTATACCTGGAACCAACTGCTGCGGATGTCTGCCCGTGCCATCTTGGTTGACGGGGAATTGTTTTTCATCCGCACCCGCCACAAGGATGGTGCGCCGTGCCTCCAAGTGGTGGAGGCCCATAAGGTGGTGCAGCCCGACATCACCAACCAGCGGGGTTGGGTCAATGGCATCAAATTCGACAGGCAGGGAAGGCCCACCACCTACGCCGTCCAGCAGGATGACGGTTCATTTGCCTATTACGGAGCCGCCTCAATTATCCACCTTTATGACCCGGAGCGCACCACCGGGGCAAGGGGCATCAGCCGCATCCAGGTTGCCCTCAACTGTCTCCGGGACAAACGGGAAATCATGGAGGCCGAGCGTCTTGCGGTCAAGGAATTCAGCCGCCGCACCTTTGTTCTGAAAAGCCGCAGCGGGGAATTTGACCCCTCCGATGCAGACTTCTTTGGCTCCGGCGGCAAGGCCCGCAAAGCCCAAGTGACCAACCCCGAAGATGTGTCCCGTGCGTTTGGCGGTCTATCAATGGCGATTGGTGCGGATGAGGAATTGCAAGCCTTTGAAACCACCCGGCCCAATCTGAATGTGCTGGCAATGTCGGAGGCTCTTGAGCGTGAGATTGCCAACGCCACGGGCATTTCCTCTGACTTCCTGCTGAACCCCACCAAGATTGGTGGCCCCGTGGTGAGGATGGAGCTTGCCAAGGTTGAACGGCAATTCTCCGCAATGGGCCGCTTGCTCATTGACGGGCTTGAGCGCAAGGCCACCCAATATGTGCTTGCTGACCGCATCACCGCCGGGGTGCTGCCCGCCCAAGAAGGCTGGGAAAAGATGGCATTCAACCAGCCCCGCCGCCTGTCCATTGATGTGGGCCGGGAATCCCTCGCCACCGTGCGTGAGCTAGAGGCTGGCATCCGCAATCTCCAGGATATCATTGAGGAGGGCGGGGATGACGCAGAGGCCCAAATCATTGCCCGCCTTGATTTCAAGGCTTGGTGCAAGCAGGTGGCAGAGGAGCGTGGGCTGACTTATGAGGATATCTCAATGCCCACGGTGTTGAGCCAGCCGCAGCCCGCAGACCCAGCCGCCCCCTCCCCTCTCCCTCCCTTTGCTGGGCAGGAGTCTGACCCCGAACCCTCCCCCGCAGACTAATCACCCCAATGCTCTTTTCCAACATCATCACCGCCACCCGGCGGGGAATGTCCGCTGAACCCATTGCCGCCACCGCCTTTCTGCGGAAGGTGGAAGCCTTGAGCCAACCCCAATCCTCATCCATGCTTGAGGCTCTGCTTGCCAGCATGAAGCCGCAGGAGATGGAGGTGCAGGGGCGTGTGGCTGTCATACCATTCAAGGGTTTTACGGGGTTCAATTTGTCCCCGGTTGAGCGGGCTTTGGGGATGGTGGATGTGGCGCAGACCGCCAGCCAGCTGGGTCAAGCCTTGGCTGACCCGCAGATTGGTGCGGTGATGTTTGATGTGGACAGCCCCGGAGGGTATGTGGTGGGGGTCACGGAATTGAGCCGCATGGTTTCCGGGGCGAATAAGCCCATTGAAACTTGGGGAACCTCCATTCATTCCGCTGCCTTCCATTCCACCGGGGTTGCCCAGCGGGTGTGGGGGATTGAGTCGGGAGACTATGGCAGCATAGGCTCCATGATTGTGGTTGAGGATATCTCTGAAGCCGCTGCCAAGGCTGGCATCAAGGTTCATGTGATTTCCTCCGGCTGGGCCAAGGGGATGCTGACCCCTGGCGCACCCGTCACGCCGGAGCATTTGGCCTTCCTGCAAGATTACATCAATGAGGATGCCGCCACCTTCAAGGCTGATGTGAAGGCGGTGCGCACCACCGTTCCGGATGAGGCCATGCAGGGGCAATTCTTCACGGGCCGCAAGGCGGCGCAGCTTGGCTTGCTCACGGGCATTGCCTCACGGCAACAGGTCATTGACCGCCTCAACGCATCCCTCTGATGCCGCAGACCGTCCCCGTCCCCTCATATGTTTCCGCCAACGCCAAGCGTGGGCTGAAGATGCATGAGGATGGACACAGCGGGGATGGGCTTAAGCCGCAAACCGTGCGTGAGGCACGGGACATGGTGGAGGGTTCCATTTCCGAAGATAAGGTGCGCCGCATGGGGCCGTGGCTCCGGCGGCATGAGGCTGACCTTGACGCTCCCAAAAACAAAGACCCCAAGGCTCCCGGCTATCCCGGCCCCGGCTTGGTGGCTTGGCTCCTTTGGGGCGGTGATGCCAACGGAAACATGAGGGCAGCGGAATGGGCAGAGCGCACCGCCGCCCGCCTTGATGCGGAGCGTGAGGAAGCCGCTGGGTTGACACGCTCGGTAAAGATAGAAACCGACATGACGCTTGAGCAAATCAACGAAACGCTGACCAAGGAGCTTAACACTCTGAAGGTTGAAGCCGCCTCTGCCGTTGCCAAGCTGGGTGACACCGAGAAGCTGCTTGCGGAGGCCACCGCCGCCGTTGTTGCCCTCGACACCCTCAAGGCTGAACACGCCAACACCGTCAAGGCTCTTGAGGAGGCCACCGCCAAGGTTGCCGCCCTAGAAGCCGCCGCCGCCCCCGCCGCTGCCCAAGCCGCTGCGGTGGTTGCCGCCTGTGGCGTTGACCCCGCCGCCATCTCCCCGGAAACCCCGGAAGCCCCCGCCGCCGCCAAGGAAGCCACCGTGCTTGACCGCTGGCAGGCTCTCCCGGTTGGCTCCAAGGAGCGTGCCGCTTTCTTCAAGGCCAATAAGACCGCCATTCACATGGCTCTGATGGGCCGCTGATTTCCCCCTTTCTAACCTTAACCCCTAGTCAATATGTCCAACACCTACAATGCCGACCTGCTGGTTGATACCATCAGCGAGCGTTCGCAGACCATCCTCGGCTCGGCCCTTGCGCCGCTGTCCGTTTTCTCCAGCAATTTCTCCGATGAGGTGAAGCGTCCCAAGGATACCATTCAGGTTCCCCTTGTCACCGCCACCGCCGCCACGCAGACCAACCCCACCAGCTTCAACGGCATTGGTGGCACGACTGTTGGGGCCGCTGAAGTGGCCCTCAATCACTATTACCAGCCTTTCGGCCTTGCTTATGGTGACCTTCAAAATGGTCGCAAGCTGGAGCAGCTGGTTGACATTCAGCTGAAGGCGTTTGCCGACAAGCTGTGGGCTGTCTCCACCGCCCCCATCACCACCGCCAATTTCGGTGCTGCCGTGGTTGAGAAGGATTCGGCTGATATCAACGCCACCAGCGGTGACCTCCCCAAGCTGTGGGCCGCAATCCACAAGTCCCGCCGCAAGGCTCTGATTGTTGACCCCACCATTTATTCCAACCTCATCCCCACCAACCGGGAAAGCCTCCCCCTCTCCGTTGGTGCGTATGGCTTTGACGCTGGCGTGTTCTACGCCACCGCCTTCCCCTCGGAAACCGACCTGGAAGGTTTTGCCATCTCGCCGGAAGCGGTTGCGGTTGCGTCCGCTGCCCCCGCCCTTGAGGGCTTCCGTGAGGGCATGATTGTTTCCCAGGTTGTCAACATCGAGGGTATTAATCTCCCGGTGTATTGGAATGTTTGGGCTGACAAGACCACCCGCAGCATCGTTGCCAGCGTTGAGGTGATGTTCGGTTCCGGCAAGGGCATCACCTCCGGGACTGCTGCCCTCATCATGCCCGCTGCCTAATAAGGCAAACGGTCTGACCAAGGGGGCTGGCCTAGCGGCTGGCCCCCTTTTGTTTGCCCCTGCCGTGGGGCCATAGGTTGACGGCACAAACAAAAAACCCAACATCCCTCATCCATCCTTCATGTCCCTCTTTGACACCTTTGCCGCAGACTGTGCCTATATCCTCAATGAGATTGGGCGCACCGTCACATTTCGTGGGGTTGAGGTAAAGGTGATTGTTGCGGAGCCGGGGAGCGCAGACTTGTTGGCGGTTGGCGGTTTCTCCGCTGCATCCTCCACGCAGACTTTCAAGTTTCTCCGGGCTTCCTATTCTGCCGCCCTCCCCAATGAGGGGGAGCTGATTACATATGACGGCAAGAAGTATGTGATTGGGGATGTTGACTCCCGGCCCCTGGCCCCGTGGGTCAAGGTGGATGCCAAGCGTTGGGACGCTTAAGCCCATGCCCGTTGCCCTCCAAGCGCACACCAAAGCCTTTGACAAGGCGATGGGTGACCTTGTGGCTGGGATGAAGAAGGATGCCAACCTGGAGATGCAGAGACAGGCCAAGCTGCTTGCCTTTGACATTGCCACCACCACCCCGCCCCGCCCCAAGGGGGTCAAGGGGCTTGCCGCCTCCATCCCCAGGGTGAAGGCCAAGCAATGGATGAAGGTGGTGAAGGGGCTGGTCAAACCAGCCTATTCAATGCGGGTCTTGGATGTGGCCCGCCGTGGGGACACCGACACGCTGTGGGGCATCGCCAAGACCAGCAGCCGGGAAAGCGTCATGAAGGTTGGGGCCATCAATCGCATCGTGAAATCAGCCGGGAAGGATGCCGTGACCGCCATGAAGAATTTGCGCCAAATCCTCAAGGGCAAGATGGGGGGCGGGGATGTTGCAGAGGTTTATCAAGACATGAGCGGCAAGGCAATGTCCCACTATTATGACCTTGTTAACGAATTTGGGAAGTTGCGTGGGAAGAAGAAGCTTGGGCAAATCTCCATGAGCCGCCGGGTCTATCTGCGGGAACCCATCAACGCAGAGCGCAAGAAAATCATTGCCGCCTATATGCCCACCATCGGCACGGTCAAGGCGGGCTGGGTTCAAGCGGGTATGGCAATCCCCATCAAGACCGCCCGCAAGCCCCCCAATTGGCTGCTGGGCAAGAAGGCCATCGGAGCCGGGACGGTCAGCGGCTCCGGCATGAGGGTGATGGTCACCCTTAAAAACCAAAAGGGCAACGCCCGTGGCCTGGATGACCGCACCCAATATGTTGAACGGGCAATGCGCTTCCGCATCCGCAGGATTTACAACGGCATCAAGGGGATGCTCTCCCGGCAGATTGCCCGCAAATACAGGCAGATGGGCCAGCCCGTCCCCGCCCACCTCCAATTTGCCAACCGCCCCGATGAGCGGGGCATTGACGATTAATTTACAACCATGAAACCAACCAACCCCCTCACCTATGTTGACGGGCTGCTGGCCTCCCAGGTCACGGCCTATCTTGCCGAAACCGATTGGGAGGGCAAGGTGGCTGTTCACACGGGTGAAAACGATGGGCAGCGCACCGTGCCTTGCGTTGTTACTTACGCTGCAATGGCTAGCACCCCCGCCGATGTGCCGGATTTCCTCCGCAATTATGAGGTGCAATGCACCGTCATGGTGGAGAGCAAGGCAGACCCCCAGCCCGATGACCCGGAGGAGGTGGCGGGGCTGGCAATGCACAGGGACATTGTGCAGGATGTCATGGATTGCTTGAGGGATGTGGAGGCTTTCAAGACCGCCGCCGCCGCAGACGGTCACAAGGTGTATGAGGTGCAGCCCCAGGCCAACCAGCCGGAGCTGCTTGAGGATAGCCGCAGCTTCCAAACCTCCATTTCTTTCCTCATCGTGATGGTCTTTGACCTTCAGCCCGCTGGTTGACACGGGCGGTAAAGATAGAAACCAATGGCCTTCCCCAACGATACTGACCACGGCATTGCCCTTTGGAGGGGTGTCAACGGATACACCGGGATGTATGTGCAGAGCGCAACCTTCTCCAAGGAATTTGGCACGGTTGAATATGGCAAGGATTCGTCCGGCAAGACCAAGAGCGTCCACCAAGGTGATTCCAATGTGAAGGCTTCCTTTGATGCGCTGGTGTTTGATGAAGCCACCCCGCCCGTCCCTGGGGCCATGATTACTTATGAATCTTATCTGACCGGGGAGCTTGAAAATTTCATTGTGATGAAAACCGAGCTGCGGGAGGAAAACACCGGGTATTCCCGATTCAGCATCACGCTGGAATCTTACCCGGATGTGACCACCACGCTGACCTAATTTGGGTTGTGTTCATGGTGACTGTGGGGCAGGGTAAAACCTGCCCCCTTTCATTTTATGGATGACCGATTCTTGACCGCCTTCCTGTCCCTTGAACGCCACAAGGTGGCGGGCCACACCCTGCGCCCGTTCAGCCTCCGGCACAGGCTCACCCTTGAGGCCATTGCCAGCCCCCTGCTTCCTGGCTCGCCCAACGCAGGGAAGGCCACGCCAACCGACCTCATCCTTGCGGCACGGGTCTGCTCAATGCCGGATGCGTTTGAGGCGGTGAGGCGGTCACGGTGGCTGGATAGGTTTTGGCTGGTGAGGATGACGCTGAACCCGTCACGCTACATGGAGCAGCTGGGCCGCTGGCGGGGATACATCCTGGACACGGCCCAGCATCCCATCATTGCCGCCAAGACGGAGAAGGAGGGGCGCAGGGATAGCGGGGTTGATTGGATGCTCTCCGTGGTGTGCGGGCTGAAGCGGCTTGGGTTCACGGAGGAGGAGGCTTGGACGATGCCGGAAGGTCGGGCTTTGTTTTACTTCTACGCTGACGCTATCCGTGACGGTGCGGAGGTGAGGATTGTGACCACGGAAGCGGAGGCCAAGCTGCCAGCGGCACGGGCGGCTGTGGAGGCTGCGGTTGCCAAGGCACGGGCGGCAGCGGAGGCCAAGGCTGGCAAGGGCGGGAAGCGTTAAAGGATTGATGTTGACAGCGTGTGACCGCCAAGCAATCTGAACCCCGCAACCCAACACGCACCATGCCCGACATCATCCCCACCCCAGCCGACCCCACCACCGCAGAAATCCCTGCGTTCATCCGTGACAACCCCAAGACCCTTGCCGCCTTTGGCAAGGGGTGGAACGGCATCAGCACCCAATGCGCCCGCCTGTCCATCCCGTTTGACCCTGCCGCCGCTTGGCGGGCCGGGATTCAGATGGCCCAGCGTCAAATCCGGGCTGACCAAATCAAGGCCAGCCGCTAACCCAAGCGGCATCTGAACGGGGGCCATCCTGCGGGGTGGCCCTCTTGCTTTTAGGGGGTTGCCCCCCGTGGTAATGACAAAGGGCATGGCTGAAGATATTGTCATCAAAGCAGGGTTTGACGGCAGCAAGGCAGAGCGTGGCCTTGACCGCCTCCGTGCCTCCGCAAAATCCTTCAATGCCGATTTGACCGCCCGCCTCACGGGAGCCTTTGCAGCCACCGCCCTGCTGGACAGGGGCATTGGGATGGCGGCACGAACCTTTGAGAAGTTTTCGGACATTGCTGACCGTGCTGAACGGGCGGGGATTTCTGCCGAGGATTTCCAGCGGCTGGGGTATGCCGCCGAGCTGTCCGGCACAAGCATGGAGGCAGCTGCCAAGGCCATGCGGGAAATCCGCAACGCAACAGCGGAGGCTGCGGAGGGCAACGCCAGGGCCATTGAATCCCTCATGCGGCTGGGCTTTACTGAAGCGGAGGTGCGGAGCGGCAACCTCAAGAGCATTGATGTGCTGATGAAGATGGCACAGGCTTACAAGCGGGCCGGGTCTGATGCCGAGAAATTCAGCGTTGCCACCTCCATCCTGTCTGCCCGCACGGGTTCGGAGATGATGCCGATGCTTGCGGAGTCTGATGCCAGCTTGCAACAGGCCATGAGCCGGGAGGTGGTGAGCCAGGAGATGGTTGACCAATTCAAGACCCTTGGTGACCAAGCCAAGGAAGCCAGCCAAGCCTTGGAGTTGATGACGGCACAGGCAATGGGCTGGGTGATGCGTGGATGGTCTAGCACCGTGCTGGTGCTTGAGGGTGTGCTTGACCAATTGGGGTCAGCCGCCGCCCGTGCAAGGGATAGGAACCTACCCGAAAATGAGCGCAAGAAAGCGGAGCAGGAAGCCTTGGGAATCTTCGGGGAGTATGAGCGGCACACTAGGGTGGCCCTGCTTGGGCGCACCATTGACGGTGAGTTTATGACCAAGGAGAAGGTTGATGGCATCCTTGACCAAAAGTTTGCCGAGCTGTTCAGCCCGGAATTGCAACGCCGCAGGGCAGAGGCCAAGAAGCCTTCCGCAAAGCAAACCGCAGAGGCTGTGGGTGAGGCCATGTCAATGCCCGTGGTTGCCTCATCCCTGGCGCAGATTGGCGGGGGTGGCGGGGTCTATGGTGGCCCTGCCCAAATGGTTGACCTTGCTGACCGCACAGCCTCCGCAACGGAGCGCACCGCCAATGCGGTTGAGCGGATTGCCAACCGTGGATTTGGTGAGCCGGAACCCGTGGTGAATGACAACTGATTTTCCCAATGCCCCTCGACCCTAAAGCGAATTTCTCCCATTGGAAGCGGCACGGTTACAATTACAACCAGCCGCTGCTGGAGGCTGGGGCCACCATCAATTATGACGGGTATGGCCTCATGGTCTTTAACGGCACATTCAAGGTGGCTGACCGTGAATTGCCCAGCAGCCTAGAAACCGAATCAATCCCCCTCTATGGGGATGAGGTGTTTAAGGGTTCCGGCCTGTTTGTTTCCAAGATTCAAAAGAGATACAACGCCGACAAAACCATTTCATATGATGTGGAGGCGGTGGGGATAGAAGCCCGATACAAGGGCAAAACAGCCATTTGCATACAGGGCATGAACACCACCAATGCGGAACCGATTGAGACGCATTGGAATTTTGAAGCCTTTGCGGGGACGCCAGCCAAGCGGCTGAACGGGGCCACCTTTGACAAAGAAGGAAGGTTCACAGGGTTTGCCAAGTTGCCCAACGGTGGCAAGGATGCCAACGGCCAGCCCGTCAAAAACTTTGCCGGGGTTCGCTCCTATCTTGCGCCCCGCATCACGCTGCGTGGGTATTTCCACATTGAACAAAAGCAGCTGGATTTGAACGCTGATTGGCTGAACCGCATGAGCGGTCTGACCACCAAAACGGGGGACATCATGAGCATCACCCTCATTCCCTCCTACATCATCGCTGGCAACCCTACCCGTGACTATTTGCTCACAAGCATCACCCCGGAAAATATCGTGGTGGATACCCAGGGAAAGCCCAAGCTGGTCAAAGTTAATTATGAATTGATGAGCGCAGCCAACGGCTCCCCGGACGGGTGGAATTCTGACATTTACATAAACGGCAGCTCAATCTGACCGATGCCGCAGCCTTTCTTCAAAACCCCGGTTGGAGTTTTTGGCAACGCATCCGGCTTGCCGGAGGTTGCCCCTGGCTCACGCTCAATCCCGTCCAGCCACCTCAACAATGTGGGCCGGGCGGTGGATAGCGCACGGATAAACCCCAACCAGGGTGTGCCGATGACCCGCACCCCAGGCGGCTCATCCCTTGATTTCAACGCCATCATTGAGGCGGCACAAGCGGTGGCCCAGCTGCTTCCCTTCCAGGTCATCCCACAAGGGGTGGAGGCTGGGGCCATTGTGTGCATCATCGGGGAGGGCCGCATCTTTGGACGGGCAGATTGGGAGCGTGGGGATTTCTTCCCCGGCATCCCCACCGCAACCTATTCAATCCCTTCCCTTGGTGTGGCTGGCCTTGACCCTTCCTTTGCCGGGGAGCCTGTCAGCAATCAAGGAACCAACACGCCCAAAAACCCAGCATCCAATTCCACCAGCGGTGGAGGTGGAAGCAGCGGGGTGAGCAATACGGCAAACCCCAGCCAAGGCGGGACGCAGAGCGGCAACGCCGGGAGCGTCATGAATTGGAGCCACCAGGATGCCATCCACAATCAGCCGCAGGGGAACGGGAACGCCGGGAGCGTCATGGATTGGAACACCCCATTTTCATCCTGGACGGGTTCCAACCTTCCTTCCCAGCTTGGTGAGCCAAACCACCAACCCGGCAGCGTCATCAATTGGACGCATCAGAGCGGCATCCATAACAATCCAACAAAATGAGCGTGGACAAAAGCATTGTGCCGCTAGGCACGGGGGTTGCCGTCAAGACGGGTCTGAACCCTGCGCTTGGTGTTTTGCTGAACGCCAACCAAGCCACCTATTCCCTGGCCTCCGGCTCTGAATGGCATCTGCTTTTCATCAAAGCCCAAAAGACGGAGGTGGGGGGCGGGTGGGCTTTCAGCCTCCAAAGCATGGAGGTTGAGGAGGCCGCTGATTTGGTGGACGATGACCCGCCCCGCATGGTGGATTCATTGGGCTATCCCATTGCGGTGACATCGGGGAAAAACGATTACGCAACCCCAGCCCTGCCCTATAAGGAATTGCCCGATGACCCATCGGGAATCCAAGAGGACAAGACCGCTGGGCCTTTTAGGGATTACCCGGATGAAGGCCCGGTGGATGTGCAGCTGACTTGGCTGAACAGGCACAGCCTCCACACCACGGAGGAATTGGGAACGCACATTTACCCCCTAGCCTATCACCGCATTGTTGGGGATGCAAACCCCGTGGCCCAGGTCATTCAGATTGCACGGAGCGATTGGCATTTTTGGCCCCTTCCCAAGATGGGCATTTGGAGCAAGCAGCCTTTCATTACTTCGCTTGCCAAGACCACCACCACCCTTCCCCCGCCCCCGCCGGAATGAGGGTGGTGATTTTCACCTGTGGGCGGGACGCAGGAAAGGCGGCATTGGCAACCCGCACCGTCCCCGCAGGGTGGCCTGTGGCTTGGTGCTTGGATGCGCCCGATGCTGACCTGCCATTGCCCAAGGGCGTGGCAAGGATTGTGGAGCCATTCAAGCGGGGGGTGAACCTGTCCGGCCCTGCGGCTTGCTTCGGGGTGGCACGGGTCTTGGAACGGGAGGCAAGGGTCACGGGCCGGGTTGCCAAGCTGGATTCCGACACCCTCCTGGTTGACCCCTCCTTTTTGCTGGTGGGGGAATTGGCTGGCGTGGCCCACGGGACGGGCGGGGGTGCTGCCTATGGGTTGGCCTATGCCCTGTCATCCAAAGCCGCTGGGCGGGCTGTGGAGGGGCTGCAAAGCGATGCCAAGCGGGACATCCTCCCTTGTGCGGAGGATGTGGCGGTGACTAGGGCGGCACGGGCTGGGGGTGGGCTGATACCCTTGGAAGCCTGTTGGAACAGCCCCCACCGTGGGATGCCCCCCCAGGGAACCAAGGTGATTCATTGCGGGTGGACGGCAGCGGCAAGCCGGGAGGGGGATGGGGTGGCCCGTGAGATGCAGCGGCTGGGGGATGCCATGGGGCTTTGGCGCAGGGGGTGACCCCCTCCAATCTTTTTTTATCTAGGGTGTTGACAGGGTATGACAATACCCCCAACCTGTCCCGTATGGAACCCACGCACATGACCACCACCACACCCACCACCCGCAGCCTGTTCAATCCCTGCCCCCTGC